GCTTGAATACTCCCACCAGCCCAATCTGATAGGTCAATTCTATATCGGCGCGGGTCTGACACAATTCAAATAGGAGGCGGATTATGAAACTTGAAAGAGTAATGAGGGTTATTTCGTCAAACGTTGGCGAATTGCCAATCCAAGAAAAAGGAGCGACATTCAAACCAGCCGGAACGAAGCGCGAAACAAAGGCTGGCGAAGTGCCGGAAAATACAGGGTACACCGAAAGCCAGACTTTCGCTGAATTGAAGATGAAGCTCAATGCTACAGGTTCACTAGGCGTAGAGGAACTTTCCGCTCTTGGCGAGGACACATTGACCATTTACACGACAGGCGGAAAGCAATACATGATGCCGCTCGCGTGGGTAACAGAACCGGGAGAGCTTGGCGATGCTGAAATAGACATTACCTACAATTCCGGCACCAGTCCGCGGCTTGTATAGGAGAACATTATGGCGAAAACAATTGAACTGAAACATCCTATTGTGGTTGGTGAATTGAAGGTTTCAAATGTAACTATTCAACGTCCTAAGACAAAAGATTTTATAGCTGTCGGTACTACTCCTATTGACAGCGCTGCCGCGGATGCCGCGCTGTTTTCGTCATTGTCCGGCTTGCCGATGTCTGTTGTTTCGCAAATTGATATTGACGATTGGTCAATAATACGCACCGAACTCGCGCTTGTGTGGGCGGCGTATTTTTCATCAAAGGAATACGATGAAAACCCTACCAGCGCGGAGACGGCGAAGACTCCGCAAGACGAGACAACGGAGATAAGCTAACACTAGAAGACGTCTGCGACCGCGTCGCTGAAATGGTCGCAGTAATTTTGATGCTGCTTCCGGGTATGGATCTTACAACGCTTATGAATATGTATTGGGAAGAACTATCTTTTTGGCATGAAAAAGCCGTCAACGTAACAAAGGCAATACGCGGGGGAAATTAATGGCAGAAATTAAAAGCGGAGTTACTTTATCGCTGAAAGATATATTTTCACAGGGTATAAACAAAGCCGCTGGAGCGGCTTCCGGTTTTGCCCAAAAAACTCTCGGCGCAGTAGAAAAAGTAGACAAAGCTATTTCCGGTACAGCCGCGAAACTTGCGGCATTTGGCATAACGCTTTCCGTTGGCGCCGCGGCGAAAGGTGTTATTGAGATGGATCACCGAATGACGCGCCTTGGGTTAGCCGCAAATGCATCTGCGGAACAAATTTCAAAAATGAAAAGAGCCATTTTCGACGCCGCCCAAGCTCCGGACATCAAAATTGATCCAGATGAAATTGTAAGAGGAATAGAAATAATCAAAGATCAAACAAGCGATTTGAAATTCGCCGAGGACAACATCAGAAACATCGCTCTTGCGATACAGGCGACAGGCGAATCTCCAGAATCAATGGGAATACTTTTTTCCCAATTCAAAAAATTTGAATATTCTACCGAACAAATATCTTCATTCATGGACGATATGGTGGCGCAGGCTAATCAAGGCGCTTTTTCTTTAGCCGATTTTGCAAAAGCAGCTCCGCAAATATTTTCCTCATTAGAGGGAAAAAATATAGGAGCTACGCCGGAAAATATAAAAGGTATTAACGCCGCATTGCAAATCATCAATGCCGGTGCTAAAAATCCAACAAAAGCAATGTCTGCTTTCAATTCCGTGTTTGAGAAAATAACCGATCCTGAAAAAAGAAAAGATTTTAGGAAGCTGGGGATTAGTGTTAAGGATTCAAACGGAAATTTTCGAGACTTCAACGATATTATGTTCGAGATTGCTGAAAAAGCCAAAGACCCGGGATTCGCCAATTCTATCAACAAGATGTTTGATTCTTCTTCAATGGTGGCGATAAATTCTTATATTTCGCAAGGCGAAAAAATGAAGGATACTTTGTTCGATCTCGGTGATACCACAGGCTTATTGCAAAAACAATCCGCCGCAATGGCTGATACTATGCAGTCAAACCTAAAAAATTTGCGAACAGCTTTTAAGAGTTTTGCCGATACTAATTTGTCAAAACCGCTTGAACATCTGACAAAGCTTCTGAATAAACTGTCCGAAGACCCGGAACGAATAAAAAAAGTCTTTACAGGGATCGTTTGGGGAATTGGAGCGATAGCGGCGGTCAAAGGTATTGCCCAAATATCAGGGCTTGTTGGCAGGTTAACGCAGTTGAAAAGCGGTAAAGTAGATATTGCAGGCTCTTTGAACATGGCGACGGCTATGCCTGTATATGTAACCAACTGGAGTGGCGGAACTCCGGGAATCGGCGCCGGCGGACAGCTTCAACAATTAAATCCACAATTAAAAGGAACGTCTCCGATGCCTACACCAAAACAACTGGTTGGTGTAGGCATCGGCGCGGGATTGTCTGCAGCCGTTGTAGAAATTCCCAAAATGTTAAACGAGTTAGACGAAATAAAAAAAGACGAAACCTTAACGTCAAAACAACGAGGCAAAGCCAAAGGCGGAGCGATAGGCGGAGCATCTGGCAGTATTGCCGGCGCCACAGGCGGCGCTGTCGCTGGAACATTGCTGGGAGCGATTGCGGGAGGCGCAATCGCAGGTACAGCCATTGGGACCGCAGTTCCCGGGCTTGGTAATGCTGTAGGTCTTTTAGTCGGCGCTGGTATAGGCGCTGCTGGTTATTACTTTGGCGGCAAAGCCGGACGGGCTATTGGCGGCAAAATCGGCGAATCTCTAGCAGCCGATGATTCAGAAACACAGACAAATAAAAAATCCGATTGGCGCGAATCTTCAAGCCAAAAGCGTTATCAGCAAAGGTATCGACGAAATGAAAAGATAGGCGCCGCAGTATCAAAAGAAATACCAGAATCAGATACAGATTGGCGCGAATCTCCGAGCCAAAAGCGTTATCGGCAAAGGTATCGAGGAAATAAAAAGATAGGCGCCGCAGTATTAAAAGAAATACCAGAATCAGATACAGATTGGCGCGAATCTCCGAGCCAAAAGCGTTATCGGCAAAGGTATCGACGTTTCCCGGTTTCTGATTTGCCGCCGCAGATCACTCATACAAGTTCAAGCGTTACACCGCAAAAAGTAGAAATCGGCGGGCAGGCGGTTATGGACGTTAATGTTAATCTTTCAGGGAGCAGTCCGACAGCTTCTGTTTCCATACGCGAGAATACTACAGACATTCGGTTCAATCCCGGTTACGCGAAATTTGCGAGGTATGTTCGATGAGCGAAGCACGTTTTGATATTGCGCTACCCACTCCATATAAAGATAAATGGCGGGAGGCTTATCGGTCGGACACAGATGACAATCCGCGTTTTTCCAGTTATCAGCCGCCGGAAGGCGAGCCAATTCCTTTTATTTACAAAAGCATTGAATTCTCCGGCGGTCAATCAGTTGATACTGCCGAATATCCGTTTAACGGTTTATGGTCTAACGAAGCATTGAACCCAAAACCGCAAAGTATTACTGTACACGGATTTTTACGCGGTGAATATTATCTGCAACAGCGGGCGGTATTTCTTGCCGCGTTGATGATTCGCACTTCTGATGATTCTCCCGGCTTTTTTGATCATCCTCTCTGGGGACGTTTCAAAGTTGTAGTTTTTAATTACAATATTTTCGAGGCGGCAAACGAAAACGGTCAGTGTGAATTAACGCTTACTCTCAAACGGGCAGGAGTTTCGCTTAAATCTCGTGCAAGCCGGTTAAATTCGCAAAAATTTGTCAAGCCGTTAGATAAAGCGCTTTTTATTACTAAAATATTTGCCAAGATCAACGCAGATCATAAAACGTTGTTAAAGGTGTTTGGTGTAATAAAAACGCATTTACTCACTATTATCGCCGTAATGCAATTCCCTCAAAACCTTCTCAACGGCATTACTAACGAAATTACCGGCATAGCAAATCTTATTGCCCAAGGAGTACAGTCGCCTATGTTGTTGGCGCAGGCTTTTGTCAACGCGGCTTTTTCAATAGCGGCGGCTGTTATTTCGATTGGGGAATCAGCGCAGGCTGTTGAAAAATATTTTTCTGGTCAGAACACCAAAAAAATCGCCGTATTAAATTTTCTATCAGCCAGCACATGGACACTTCCTATTGAGCCGGCGACAGAAAGGCAATTTGAAACAATAGAAGAATCTGAAAACCTGTACCGTGCCATAAGCCTCTGCGTTGCTACTGAAATATTGATGTCAATGGAAGATGTAACTCACGAACAAATAGACGGATACTGGGTGCTGTATACAAAACTTGAAAATAGTATAAATCAGGAAGATCCTGATATGTACGAATCGATTGTTGAAATGCGTACCACGCTTTCTGTAAAACTGCGGCAAAGCGACATAAACCGTGAGTTGAAAAAAAAGATTGAAAAACCATTGCCGCTCCTTTTTCTTTCTCATTATTTGGATTGCAATGAAGATAAATTAAGAACAATGAATCGAATTGAAGATTCGTTTTTAATTTCAGGGGAGTTATCCTATGTCTAAAATAATTGTCAAAGTAACTACCGGACAAGAACTGCTGTGGCGTTCTATAAAAATAAAAAAATCACTTGATGAAATATGTCACACTCTTGAATTGGAAATACCGCCGTCTGAACGGCTAAAAGTCAAAAGACATAATAAAATACAGGTCTCAGTTGATAATCCAATAATAAGGAAGTCTGGCTGGGCGGATTTAATTACTACAGTTCTTGTTGATGAAGTAACATCAAACGCGGATGTTACTAAAAATAGTCTTATGGTGATAGGACGATCTCCAGCACGGGATATAATTGATTCAACATGGTCCGATACTTGCGCTAACCATAACCCTGACGGTAGCAGTGGCGGTATGAAACTCCGGAAAATAATTCAGGTTATAGGTGATAAATTTGGTATAACCTGTGATACCTATCCGACAGGCAACCTAGATGATCCGACAGAAGAGGTCTATGATTTTGAATGGAATAACGAAAGCCCATGGACGAAACTAATAAGCGAAGCAGACAATCAGAAAAAATATAAGATAATAACAAGTAACCAAAGAGGTCATCTTTATCTTTGGTATGTAACCAGTGGTGTAAACAGAGAAGGATTTCATATCACCGAAGGTGTGAATATTAAAAATATAAAATGGACACAAAACGGTTCGGAACAATTCCATGAATATATTGTAATTGGCGAAGATTGTGAAGAGAGAATTTTTGATAATGATTGCCCGAATGGTCGCGTTTTAACCCTTGACTTGTCAGATACGTCTATTAGAGGGGAAGCAGTTCGACGCCGGGCAGAAACAGAAAGGCGTCGCAGGAGTGAAAATAAAGTTACGGTTACAGTATCCGGTTGGGGTCTTACTGATGAGCAGATGAAAAGATTAGGATCAATGGATCGACCGGAACTCTTCTGGTTTCCCAATTCAATAATCCCTGTTAGTATACCATCTCTTGGATTGGAAGATAAGCTGTTAATATCCGAAGTGGAATATACAGCGACCGCCGATGCGATAAGTTGTGACATAACGCTGACAAAAAGAGAGGCTTATTTGTGATTAATTTGTTTGGTCAAATAAGAGCGAAAATTCGTAATGTTTTCTCAATAGCCATTTTTCAGAAGCGTTATGACGACGGCAAACTACAGGTAAAAACACATTCCGGCAGAGTAATAGAACAAAAAGAGTCTTTTCCTTATGGTTTCGTCGCCAAAGCTAAAACAGGCAAAACATTTGTTTTTTGTCAGGGCGGAGATTTCGGCGGTTTTGAAATTATGCCGCTAATGGCTGATGACAAAGCATTTCTGCAGGAACTGGAAAACGGCGATGCCGCACTGTATACCCAAGAAGGCGGCTGGATAATAGCGCGTAATAATGGAACGCTGGAACTTTTTGGAACTGATGCCGGGGGTATAGTCAAAGCCGCCGAGCTTAAAACCCAGCTAGACAAATTATCGGCGCGTGTTGACGGGATTATAAATGCGTTAAACAGTTCGCCGGTTACCCCCACGGACGGTGGGGCGTCATTCAAAGCCGGAATTGTGGCAGCGTTAGCTGCGCTTGTTAAAGAGAATTTTTCAAATTTGGAAAGTGAAAAGGTGCTGCATGGAACAGGTGAATAAAACGGTAACTATAGAAAACTGGAATGCTATCCGCGAACTTGTGCAAATGAGCATTGGAACGGACAAAGGTTCTTGGTGGGCTGATCCAAGTTTCGGAAGCGAATTATATCTTTTACGGCAAAGCGGGAAAGTTGACGGACGGACAGCCGGGACGCTTAGACGGATGATACTTGAATGCCTTCAATGGCTAGTGGAAGATGAATTGTGTAAAAAAATTGATTGCTTAGCAGAATGTACCGGGAAAAATGAAATTAGTTACTGCGTAAAGGTATTTTCTAAAGATGAAAATACTTTGCAGATTAAGGAGGTATGGAATGCCGTTAAAACGTGATTCCCTAAGTTCCATTCTTGATCGTACTTACGCAAATTATGTCAGCCTTTTTAAACCGCTTGACAAAACCCCGCGCTATAATCTCTTGAAAGTTTTTTCGGCTGTTGACGCAGGAATTTATCATCAACTACTTGGGGATTTGGATTTTCTTTCATTACAATTATTTCCCGATACAGCCACAGGAGATTCTTTACGCGAACATTGGTCTTTACGAGTTCCGCCACTCTATGCGTCCGCCGCTTTCGGCAAAGTCAAAGTTTTCGGAATGCCTAACAGGGCAGTTCCGGCAGGTCTGGTTTTTAAGTCCGACGGATCGGAACGTTATTACACAGAAAAACAATATAGAATAAATTCCGATGGTTTTGTGCTGGTTGATTCCCGTTCGGAAAATTTCGGTATCAGCGTAAACCTTCCGGCAGGTTCAAAATTAAAAATTACGTCCGCCATTCCGGCGGGAATAGATTCAGAAGGTGAAGTGTCCGAAGATGGTATTGTAGGCGGTGTTGACGGAGAAACTGACGAAGAATATTTGATACGTGTAATTGCTTATATGCGAAATTCGTCTCGTTATGGCAAGGATGGAGATTTTGCGGCGTGGGCTATTGATTCCAGCGCGGAAGTATCAAACGCTTGGGAATTTACCAATTTCGGAATATTCGGCGCGTTGTTGATACAGGTTATTAATGGAAATCAGTTTGACGGCGTAAACCCTGTTGGTAATCTCAACGATGTAACAAAATATATAAATGAACACGCGCCACTAGTTGTGTTTACGGTTCGCACTCCTGAAATTATAACATTTAATCCGTCTGTCACATTGCTATCCCATGAAGACAGTCAAGTAAATCGCGATCTTGCAACTAAGCGAATTCGTACTTTTTTGCAACTAACAGCAAAGCCGGGTTATTGCTTTACTGCAGGATCGCTTCGGGATTCCATTGTTGACGGCTTAACAATAAGCGACGCTGTTGTAAAACTCGCAGGAGATACTACAGGAAAAATAAATACGACAATTTTGCAATATCCTGTTATCGGAGATATTCTATGGGAATAAATAAACATACTCCTACTTCTAAGCAATACGAAGCTTCTTTTAGAACGTTGTTTCCACAAGGGGACTATTGGGAAAAACAACTTGCAAATTCGCAAAGCGATATATCGCTATTTTGCCGGGCAAAACTGCCGGAGTTCATCAGTTTTCGCAGTAGAATGGAATCATTGCGGAATGAAAGCAAACCGCAGTCAGCAGTTGAACTCTTGGATGATTGGGAACGTATTTTAAACGGCTCTGTTTTTAGAGGACTGGATATTAATCAACGTCGATTGATGCTATTGCAAAAAAACAAAGAAAAAATAACTCGCGCGGATATACAGAAAATTGCAGATATATTTGGTTTTGATATAGCAGAGGTACAGCTACCTTACCGTCCGGCTTTTTTCGGTTTTAATTGTTTTGGTATTGATCATTTTGCAAGTCCTGCTGCTTGGTATGTCGTTCATATTTATGTCCGTACAAAAGATAACGGTGAGCAGACTGAACACACTGAACACTTTGAAAAATCTATAAGAGAAATGCTTCTCAAAAATCATATAATATATTTTTTTTACGATGGAGGTAACTCATAATGCCCGGAATGTATCCCGAAAATCAAACGCTCGAAATTTTTGGAAAAACCGTAGAATATCCAGGTGTTGATAAGAACGGCAAATTTACAAATGGCAGTTTTTCTGATCCGGACGAGCGCCCGTCTTTTATCCCTGCGGAAACAATCAACCTTATACTTGATAATATTGGGAATCTGATTACTGCACTTGGCAAAAATCCAGATAATAATACAGCAAATCAATTGGCTTTAGCTATTACTGATGCTCTTGCCATGAAACAATCGAAGATCATTATAGCAACCTGTGCAACTGCAGCCAATACAGCGGCAAAAGTTGTTACGATCAATAATTATACACTAACCGCCGGAGATTTATTAGCGATTACATACACACTTGGGAATACAGCAAATGCCGCGACCATAAATGTAAACAGTGTAGGTGCAAAAGCTGTATCTTTAGGTGGCGGCGCTCCTACAGCCGAGAGTGGTTATGGGGCACATTATATCGCGGCAAATCGCACAGCAATATATTTCTACAATGGTACTTACTTTTGTCTTTTGGGCAATCAAGATATAACCGATGCTGATACCACGGTAGGTGACGGTACAATATCAACAGCGAAAATAGCCGACAACGCGGTAACGACAGCAAAGATAACCGATAAAAACGTAACTACGGATAAACTTGCCGATACGGCGGTAACGACAGCAAAGATAACCGATAAGAACGTAACTACGGATAAACTTGCCGATACGGCGGTAACAACAGCAAAGATAACCGATAAGAACGTAACTACCGCGAAGATAGCTGATAAAGGTGTAACGACAGATAAAATCGCTGATGTTACCGCAGACACAACAAGCACAAAAGCGGCTTTTTCAGCAACAGCGGTTACGTATGCAGTGTTTATAAAAGCAGTATGGCAAGGTATTACATGGCTCAACGGAAAACTGCACGCTTCTACCGGACATAAACATACCGGGGGTACAGATGATGCGCCACGTATAACATATACAGATTTAAGTTTTCCGATCGGAAAACTTATGATACAACTTCCAAGCGAACCTAGCCCTGACGGATTATATCCTGGCACTTGGGAGCTGTGGAATACTCGTCCAGAAATTTACGGACTAATAAACGGTAACCCTTCATACGAAACTTATAATTCAAGTAATACATCAATAGCCGCAGGTGTAAATAGACTTGTAACGCACGCGGACGGAGATAAAGTAGTGTATACGTCAAAACAGGCAATTACCGGTAATCCAATCGGTGAGTTTAATCCCGCTTATTGGAACCCTCTGTCTGGGATAATTTTTGTGGCGCGTAATAAAATTAGCGGTCACTCATGGAATACAGACCTAACAATAGGTTCAAGTGTGACATATAACGGAGTATCAACCTACAAGGTCGTAGCAATACACAACTTAGGTGGAAAATTTTTGTCTATTGCCGGTGGAAATAGACCAACCTTTGAAAGTGGCGG